CCAAGATAGTGCTGTGAGTTTGACGCAGAGTTTGCGACATCTCCAATTCGACGGAAACCGCTCGTAATGATCATGTTTTGATACAATTGCTTGACAGTATCAAGCACATTCAAACACAACATCTTGAGATTACATGCAATGTCTGGTGCAGCAAGTCCTTGTTGATTGATTAGCTTACGAGCACCTTGCTTGTTCATATCACCAATCGTAAAGAACTTTGACAATGCAAGTGATGGTGGGAAATCAGTTCGCTCATGAATATCACCACAATCAGAAGTCAGTGGTTTTACATTGTTTGCATCAACTTGTTCTGTTCTCTCTTCTGTTGGCTTCGCAGTCAGTTGATCTTTTGTTGTTGATCCACTTGCAAGACGATCTGCATTATATGCTTCTGGATTACCATCATCTGGTGTTTCATACTGCATTGCTTGTTCTTCGCCGCGAGTGATTACTGTTAGCTGTGAGAAATCTGGTTCATCTGGACTGCCAGCACCAGGTGGCGCTGAAACACCAGATGCCTTACCGCTGTTTGTGTATATGCGAGATGCATCAACTGCATACTCACCACCAACTTTGAGATTGTAGTTTCCAGCAACAGATGTTGTTAGATTTCCAGATACGTTCAGTGTTGTATCGCCACGAGTATTGATTGTTGTCGATCCAGTGACTTCAATCGACATCGATCCACCAACGAGTAATGATTTCGATCCAGCAACTGTTACATGATGTGCTCCACGAATGTAGACAAATCCATTGCGCTCAAGAATCTCATATCCATCACCAACAATGCGATTCACTTGAGTGCCGTTGTCATCGATCTCAGTAAATGTGCCTGCTGCATGATATAGATGGATGCGTCGAGAATTTGGAGTGTCATCAAACTCCATGATGTGACCAGACTTTGAGCCATAGACATTATTGTGTGGATAGACTGCGTTATACGGCACTGGACTCTGATCCCATGTCTTTCCAGACACTGCAATCGGTACACCAGTCAGTCGAGCAGCTTCTTTCTTATAAACGATTGTCTTATCGATGTTCTCATGTCGAGCAAGTCGATTCGTATCTGGCTCATTTCTATACAGTGGATAGACGCCACTCGGATCAGTGAATCCACGACTTGCAAGAACTTTGTTTGTATTGACAGATGCAATCTTGCCATCGTTACCATATTTGACTGCATCGTTTGTCTTTTCTTGAGTATCAAGTTCTCCAGACGTTGTTGGTACGCCATCTTTCAAAAACAAGTCAGCTTCTGCTTTACGACGAATCTTTAGACCAGCTAGTTGCTTGCCATTGCTATCTGCCGTGTATTGACTGAAGTTTGATGCTGCTTGCAGATACTTCTCGGCATTCAGATCAGAAACAATCGAAGTTCGACGGAATCTAGGTCCACCCATGTTGTAGTTCAGACTCACCAGTGCATCAAGCATTGATTGCGTAATTAGAACTTTGATTGCTTTTCGAACTTCTGGCAGTGAAACTTCATTGACATATTGCTTCAGTGCAGCAACAGCATCTGCTTCAGTAATTGTTTGTCCCTCAACGACTGCTCTGCCATTGATCTTCTTTGAACCATATCCAATTGAGTATGAATCAACATCGAAATATGCTTTTGCTGAAAATCGCTCTTGAGTCTTGATCAGATTGATACAAGTATCTGTTACCGATGTAAAATCAGATGCTCGACGTAGACCAGTTAGAGGAACATCAACTGCCTTTTGAACTTCACCCTTAGTAACTGGATTGTCTGGATTCTCTTTTGGAACAGCAGCAGCTTCGTCTGGCTGAGTCAACGAAGTTTCTTCATACGCAACAGCTTGATTTACTGTATCCTGTGGAATACCAGGAAAGCTTGCAAAGACAACTGGATACTGATTGTCTGGATCATTGAAGAAAAGCACAACCCATGATCCAGGCAGAAGTCCAGTTGCAGTTACACCAATTCCAGACATTGATGCAGAATTAGCTGGTGTTGCAACTGTTGCCCACGGCAGAGCTTCAGTTGGAATCAGTGATCGATCATCAGAGTGTAGACCAAAGACACGAACACGAACACGACCCAGTTTTAGTGGATCAAGATTGTCTTCAACAACACCAGTATAAATTTGATTCATTCTTGTACGGGATAAACGTGATGGATATAGATTGGCTTTTTGTGTAGATCATTTCCAATGATCTCGCGCTTTGAGTGATCAACTCGCAGTTTCATTCCACGTGGAATAATGAATTCTCGCTCAGATGGAATAGAAGACATCTCGCCAGTATATAGACCTTCATGTCCCGCTGGCAAATGAATCTTCATGATATCACCTTCTTTTGATGCCGCAAAAGTCATTGCTCTCTTTGGATCAATTGACGTTGAGATAAAACCTGGATGCAGAACTTCATCATGATTTCTCAGAAGCTGTGCATGTGCATGATTAGTACCAGAATAGACAATTAGTGGACGTGGAGTCTTTTTGATCTTCATTGCATCATCCAGTCGATCAACAACTGGCTGCTCTTGTGATCTGAGACTGTTGTTGAGTAGACCCTCATTGATTCGAGAATCAAACATCGTATATCCAGCAATAGCATCTTTGTGATGCATCTTGTATGCAGAGTCGAGATAATGCTTCTTCAATTCATGTGCATGATCGTTGACAGCATCTTGTCGTCTATAGCGAATCTCAAGAGAATCTCCAACCGCATCATCATATGAATTAAATTCTTTTGGATGAGAACTGCCACCAAAGTGAAAGAACTTGCCAGGATGATTTGGATGACTATAGACTGGACCGTACTCACGAACATATCCATTATTCAATGGATGTCCTGCTTCTGGACCAGCATAATCTTCATAGTTACCAGCAAGTTCAACAGACTCATTCAGATGAGAGGTTGACATGATATCGCCCTGAATCTTTGGCAGTTGCTTTTGATGATAATGACGCAGATATTCGGTGAATGAGATCATTTTATTTTACTCTTTGAGATTGACGATAGAGTCTTTACTTATTTGTAATGACATCGTGTGACGTTCACGAGTCATCGTGTGTTTGATGCCAGTAATGAGATATCGACCAGATAGAGTTCGATCAATCACATCTTTGATACTTTTTGTCTCTGAAGGAATCACGCTAATTGGCACAACAAGTTCAATAGTGTTGCCGGCATAGACATTGAGGCGACCCGAGACATCAAGATTGAGAACTTGACTGTTCATTGCAGAGAGTTCTGTCAGACGAACTTTATACCAATCATCTGCATGATCTGTTGGCATACCAGGAATTGTTGAACTCGGAGATGTTCTTACACGAAACACTGAGTTAATTCGACGAGGTGCGTTGTTAGTACCAAATGGCTGTGTATTGAGTCTAGAGAACTTGTCATATGACTCAAGAAAATCATAGTAGTTGTATGTATATGACTTTCTGGTTGGATTCACCGTTAGAGTTCTATTACCATATGCACCATCCATGATTCGATTGATATAATTGAATGTCTCATCAACATACAGCTTGTGAACAATAGATTGTTGTTCAACGATGCCAGTATCATGATTGTTTGGCAAATTGAAGTACGTATAGTTTGCATCTTGTCTCACAAGAGCATCAAGTGGTGCAAACACAAACTGCTTCTTTGTTTCAAAGAACAGATAGCTTGCAGCACCAGTATCTTTGCTTACCGTACGCTCAGAGAGATATCGAATGTTCTGAAGTGGTGTCCAGTAGTTTGAGATATAAGAAATCTTGTCTCGTGATGGATGTGAATAAACATCCTTTGTGATTGCAAGAGAGCTTCTAGCAAACTTTTCTTTCACGATGTCCGATGGTTGACCAGAGACTGCTTGACTGATCTTCAGATTCATGTCAACAACTGCTGCACTTGAGATGCAATTCAGTGTATAGACAAATGCTTTATCAGCAGCTTCCATACGATCAGACATCTTATAGATATAGAATGCTTGCTTGACAAGACCAGTCTCGCCGTCTGGACCACGAATATCAAGTTCAATGAACTCTTCACCAATCATTGGCAAAAGATGATTCAGCGACTGTGTATCCGTAATGTTCACATTCACTGTCATGAATGGCGAATAGATAGACTCATAAATCTCAACATAGTTGACAAGCTTTGTGATGTCAACTGGCAACTCTGCTGCATATGTATAGATATGCACATAGTTGATTTGAAACTCTGATGCAGATGATGCACCGTTTGGATCGTGATTCAGTCGTTGCATAAATTACTGTCCAATCAGATTCTCATATTCATCAACAAATGCATCAAGAACTGATCGCTTTAGAATCTTTATTGTTCGCTTTTTCTCGTTCTCTTGTAGCTCATATGCCATGTTTGAGATTGTGATTGGATCTGGATAGAATTCATCAACCCAGTTGCCATTCCCATCTTCCCGATGATGAACAGCATCGATGTTTGAATATTTTTCTGTTGCGAACTTGCGAACAATGTATTCTGGTTGTGGAAAATCTCTCCATGCATCAAATTTCTCATTGATCAACATGATGATCCAATGAAACTGAGTAGATCCATACAGCTTGTGACTGATGATCTCTGGCGTTTCACCATCCGCTGCTTCATAGAAGTCATAGAATACATCATCTTCTTTCAGCTTTGGATCAATCTTGATTGCGCGAATGAAGTCTGTAACAAGACTGCTCTCATTCTTTGAGATTTCAAACAGCGTGAATGGAAATTTCTGGAAGAACATGATTCTTAGTAGCCCTGAGCAATGCGTTCACGGTGTAGAGTCTCGATTTCCTTGAATACAAGAGTCATTGTTGTCAAGACTGGTTCACCCTTCTCCAGAGACTGAAAAGAGTTGCCATGTGCATAGTTTACATCAATATCAGTAAGAACGCAAGATGAAATTTTGTTTAGATACTCGTTGCGCTTTGGTTGAACTGGTCCAACATTTGCACTCTCGGGCAACATTCCATACTCGATATCAAATTCTGCTGGGTATAGGTATAGGAAGTTACCATAGCCTTGCAGCATCTCTGGATGTGCAAAATACTTGAACATGAAGATGATGTCCGCAATTTCTTTTGCTTCATTCACACTCTTTGGTGCAAATGTGTACTCAAAGACAAACTGACGATTGCCAACGTGCTTGAACATAACATCGCGTCGAGTATTGATTGCTGTGCGAGACAATTGACTGACAGTGGGTGATGCAGCAGTTGCAACGATTCGACCAAATCGACCGAATGTGTTACCAGCTTGCTTTGCACCCTCGGCTGTTAGACTTGTGATTCCAGTACCTGCTGCTGCAAGACCAGCTTTGATTGCATCATAGTTCTCACTCTGTGCAAGCGTCACGAGCAAGTCTTCTGACATGTCATAGTTCAAATTATAGTTTGCTCTGACATTACCTGGTGTATAGAGCGTGATATTCGCAACAAGACGCTTGAGTTTGTTTGTGACTTTTAGGTACTCTGATGCAAGTTCACCAATTGTTTCACCAAGTGCCGCGCCACCAGCAGCACCAGCAAGCGCACCAACGATTGCAGTGCCACCAACTACGCCAGCAGATACTTTGTTCTTGAATAGACTTTTCAGTGCAGCACCAGCAGCTTTGCCAGCAACAGTTCCTGCTTGAAATCCAACATATGCTCCACCAACAGTACCGACTGCATTGATTGCATCTTGACTTGTCTGATTGCGAAATGATCGATTCTGATCACTTAGATCGGCGTTGCCATCAACACCAACTTGTTTTGACTTGACTAGACGAGATTCTTCATTCAGATTGACAAAGAAACGAACATAGTGATTGTTACCGCCGTTGAGTGGATAAGTAAGTGAGCGAACACGATCACCACCGGCAAGTGGATATGAATCAGCACTGTTGTATGTACTTGGACGAGTAGCACCAGTTGAAGCTCGACTGACTTCATAATCTGCTTCTGGGCCAGTAACGGTACCTACATTCTTTCCGTTGCTATTGATCGTATTAGACATTAGAGTAATCTCAATTATAGTTCTAACGTATTTAAAGATGGCAAAACAATACAGACAAGGTAAGTACAACGTTGTGAACTACAAGAAATACGAAGGGGACCCGACGAATGTCATCTATCGTAGCTCATGGGAACGTATTGTGTTGAACTGGCTTGATCTGTCACAGAATGTTGTTTCATTCTCAAGCGAAGAAGTTGTGATCCCATACTTCGATGAAACGCAGCAGAAGATGCGTCGATACTTCGTGGACATCAAGGCTACGTTTCGAATGAAAGACGGTTCATTGAAGACGTACTTAATTGAAATCAAACCATTCAAAGAGACACAACCGCCACGCAAGACAAAGAATCAACGTGTTCTGATGGAGGCAATGGCAACGTATCAGACGAATCAATGCAAGTGGCGTGCAGCAAAAGCTTACTGTGAGTCTCGTGGTTGGCACTTCATGATCGTGACTGAATATGAGATTGGAATAAAATCTCACAGTAAATAAAATAACTACGACACCATTGTGATGGAAGACTTGAACATTGCTGGAATGAAAAAGTTGTTTGGAAGTCTGCATCGGATGCTGGTTTGTCAACACTTGTCAATCAGATTGCGTATAAGTCTAATTGGTACGGTAGAACTTTTCACAAGGTTGATCGTTTTTATCCATCAAGCAAGACATGCTCATACTGTGGTTCTGTAACTAAATTTGGACTTGATGTTCGTGAATGGACATGTGATTCGTGTGAAACAAATCACGACAGAGACTTAAATGCATCAATCAACATCTTGAAGAAAGGTCTTCAAGATTTATACGACTACACTTCGACTGAGTTAATCGAAGTAATTGTTGGAAACAACAACGAAATCGAACGTGGAGAAGATGTAAGACTTAAAGATCGTGCTTTGCACAGTCTGGTAGCAACTTCGATGAAACGTTTAACAGACTTTTATAAGTTTGTGTAACTACGAAATCGGGCTTAAAAAGCGATAGGAGTCGGTTTCTCATCAAGTCTATACGTAGACATCAACTGATCGAGAAACCGTCTCCATCGGCTTCCTAGTGCGTTCCAGCTAGTGTCTAAGAGACTCAGCAGCACACATCATCGATCTAGTAGTCATCTAGTACAAAAAATAGTTTGAACAACCACTTGAATTCCTCTTGTCCGACTCAAAATAAGATACAGATGTCTCTGAAGAACAAATTAAGACTTAATTGAACTTCAATGTACTCTTTAGTGCGCTTCGCGCACAATTCGCCGCTTCGCGGCTCATATAGTATTAATAAAACTATAAAGTTCTATAGAACGTATGAGCCGCGAAGCGGCGAATGTGGCTTGCCACAATAAGTACAACTAAGTTCTTCTTATATTTCAAAGACATCTGTATTTTAGATGCGACCAAGTCCTTCCAATTCAAGTGGTCAACTAGAAAAATATTTTGCTTGACAAACCACTTGAAATCTTATATGCTCGATTGGAGCACTCAAAAGCACTCAGTTGATAGCAGCATACCAGTGACCACAAGAAAACGTCACCTTCGGCTTCCTAGTGCGTTCCAGAGTGCTTGACACATGCTCAAGAACAAGCTACACTATCTTCTCACATCAACAAGGAACTCTCATGGTGACAAATCAAGATCGCATCGACGTAATAGTCTCTACTCTCAAGCAGATCAAGCGTGATCTCGACAACAACTGCTCTGCTCGTGAATCTTCTTATCGAAACAAGTTCGTTGATCTAAAGTTCGTTCTAGATCGAGAGCTTCATGTTGCTCAGTCGCTCTACGATGGCGTAAAGAGTGAAAACTTGACTGCAAACATGATCGAAGCAGAAGGATGTCTTCGTGGCATCAAAGGCGTTTACAATCTGTTCATGCAAACTTTCAACGAAGCAGAGGAAGAGTATGTCGAATCGAACAAAGACTGATCT